CCTGTCGGCCCACTGGGACCACTGGGACCGCTCGGCCCACTCGGCCCGCTAGGGCCTGTCGGGCCTGTTGGGCCGCTGGGGCCGCTGGGGCCGCTGGGACCGGTTGGACCTGTCGGCCCACTCGGCCCGCTAGGGCCGGTCGGACCTGTCGGCCCGCTGGGACCACTGGGACCGCTCGGCCCACTCGGCCCGCTAGGGCCGGTCGGACCTGTCGGCCCGCTGGGACCACTGGGACCGCTCGGCCCACTCGGCCCGCTAGGGCCTGTCGGGCCTGTTGGGCCGCTGGGGCCGCTGGGGCCGCTGGGACCGGTTGGACCTGTCGGCCCGCTAGGACCGGTTGGACCTGTCGGCCCACTGGGGCCACTGGGGCCAGTCGGGCCTGTTGGGCCACTCGGCCCGCTAGGGCCGCTCGGCCCACTCGGCCCACTGGGGCCTGTTGGACCTGTCGGCCCACTGGGGCCACTGGGGCCTGTTGGACCTGTCGGCCCACTGGGACCACTGGGGCCACTGGGGCCTGTTGGACCTGTCGGCCCACTGGGGCCACTGGGGCCACTGGGGCCTGTCGGCCCAATGACACTTATATCAACAACGCAAGAGTGCAGAATCTTGCCACCATTACAAGTTCCAGCCAAAATAACTCCGTTGCCAAGATAACAGAGACTCCAAACCACAATTTCACTGAATTGTTGTCCAAGATCAGTCCAGGTCAAACCAATATCCATAGACCGTAAAATATGGGCATCATCACCTGTTCCGGCCAAAACAACCCCGTCACCAAGGTAACAGAGACCATTTATACTAAACTGGTCAAATGATCCTCCAAGATCGACAACAACCCATGTTGCGCCGAAATCCGTGGACCGCAAGAGTCTACTTGCCGAATCATAAGTCGAGTCATAAGTTCCAGCTAAAGCAACCCCATTACCAAGATAACAGAGACTTTTGACGCTGTCTTGATTATTCTGACGCCCGAGATCGGTCCATGTCAAACCATAGTTGACAGACCGTAGAATATGACCTTCTAAACCACCATTCCCGGCAAGAACAATCCCGTTACCAAGATAACAGAGAGTAAGAATCGCTACCTGATCGCCTTGCTGCCCGAGATCAGACCAAGTCACACCATAATTAGTGGACCGCAAAATCTTACCACCCGTCCCCGTACCCGCCAACACGACGCCTCCACCGAGATAACAAAGACTCCAAATATCCGACTGACCAAATTGTTGCCCAAGATCAGACCAGGTCGCACCATAATCAGTGGACCGAAGAATCTTACCACCATTGGACGTTCCAGCCAAAACAATTCCGTCACCAAGATAACAGAGACTCCAAATTTCTATTTGACTAAATTGTGACCCAAGATCAATCCACGTTAAACCAGAATCCGTGGAACGTAAAATCTTACCGACAATTCCAGTCCCAGCAAGAACAATTCCGTCGCCAAGATAACATAAAGCATTGACGGATGTTGCACCTGATTGTTGCCCGAAATCAACCCACCGTTTCCCGATTTCTTCAACAAATGCTTGATTATACCGGCAGTATTCACCTGCCATTGAATCAACTTGTGTGACCCATGATAATTGCCCTTCACCATCCGTTGTTAAAACTTGATTGGTGTCACCATCGGCCGCCGGAAATGTCCACGGCGCAACCTCTAACTGATCCCCAGCCGCAAACTGGCGGATGATACCGTTGTCGATAATCAATGGTGCAGCCATCATTGTCTCCCAAGCAAAGAACCGTCTGGCCGCCCGAAGGCGGCCAGACAATTCAGTTTCGATTACAGTCCAATCGGCAACTCAGTGTCGATGTCGAACTGTGTCGCACTCAAAGCAATCCCCAGACGTGTCACAAACTGTGTGGCTGCGATTGGGGCAGTCCCCGTCATTTTGCCGGGGGTCGTTGGGTCCAGGTAATACACTTTACCCGGTGTCAAACCGCCACTGGTGCCTGCTACTGCGTCCCATTCTCCTGTAGTAGCTGTCAAGATACCATCCATCTTGATCGTACCAGGTGTAGTGGTCAAAATGGTCTCTGTCGCAAGACCAAGAACCTCCACGGTTGCAATGGCGTTCGCTTGCGCTTTATCTACGTTGCCATTCGACTTGACGTAAACCGGCATCCCAATCACGAGACTTCCGGCGTTGTCATTAGTCAGGATGATGTCATCTACACCACTTTCACCCTGCGGACCACTCGGGCCGCTCGGACCTGTTGGACCACTGGGGCCACTGGGACCAGTTGCCCCTTCCGGGCCACTAGGACCACTAGGACCAGTTGGGCCACTTGGACCACTAGGACCACTAGGACCGGTCGGACCTTCCGGGCCACTTGGACCACTTGGACCAGTCGGGCCACTTGGGCCACTGGGGCCAGTCGGACCTTCCGGGCCGCTCGGACCACTTGGGCCAGTCGGACCACTTGGACCACTCGGGCCAGTCGGACCCTCGGGACCACTGGGACCACTGGGACCACTGGGACCACTAGGACCAGTTGGGCCTTCCGGGCCGCTCGGACCACTAGGACCACTAGGACCAGTTGGGCCTTCTGGGCCGCTCGGACCACTTGGGCCAGTCGGACCACTTGGACCGCTCGGGCCAGTTGGACCCTCGGGACCACTGGGGCCACTGGGACCAGTCGGACCACTTGGGCCACTCGGACCTGTTGGACCACTGGGACCATCCGGGCCACTCGGACCTGTTGGACCACTAGGACCAGTCGGACCACTCGGACCTGTTGGACCACTCGGGCCGACCTCCAAAGTCCACCCCAGATTACCCTCACCATCCGTAGTCAGAACACTGCCGGTAGGACCATCCGATGCCGGAAACGTGAATGGAGGAAATTTGAGTTGATCGCCTGTTGCAAATTGGCGAATCAAACCTTCATCAATTACGAGAGGAAGACGCTCAGCCATGTTGATTTCTCCTAGAGTCTAATCGGCAAACCGATTTCGATGTCCAAAGTCGTGCCCGATGTAGCGCGCCCAATGCGAACTACATAATCTCCCTGCGCCGTGGGTGCCACTGCCATAATCCTTCCAGCAACACTCGTTGATAAAAAGTAGTTGCTGCCCGGAGTCAAAGAAACTACTCCTGCTACAGCCGACCAATCTGCCAATGTGATGTGACCTTCCGTGATGTAACAGGCAGTCTCACCTGTATCCACGTCTGCAAACACCAAACCAACGGCTCCCATTGTCGCTGCTGCATTGGCTCGTGCCAGAGCGATATGTCCATTGGATTTGATGTAAAGTACCTGCCCAGCCGACATATCCACGTCTGCCAAAGCATAATACGAGTCTTCGGGAATCTCAGGCGGTGCCGGTTGTTCAGGATTTTCAAGTCCTGAACGAAAACGATCACGTCGCGTCCGTCGTAACGGTGTCCCAGGGATATATGGAATCACTTGTGGCATCCATGTTGGGTCCAATTCACCCTCAAACTCAAACTTGACCGAGTAACTATTGAAACTATCTTCAACAATTTGTTCCTCGGGTGTCGTAACAATGCCGACCCAATACCGTTGTTCCCAGTCGATCATCCCGATTTCCAATCCGAGATAATCGTCAAAGAAGTCAAGCAAGTCTTGTGCTTCACTCCGGCGTAAACCAATGAAACTCAGCGCGAGTGTCTGAATCTTCGGCCACATCGGATCAGCAAACACAACAAGCGTTCCGCCTCGCGTTTCCCGTATAACACGGTTGAAACCCAAACGATCCTTGTTTCCCAATTCAGGTGCCCGTAACGTCACTGAATCAGTAACAGTGCCCTCAGCCGGATAGACCAACTGGAATGGGGCTTCGATTCCAGACATCGGACCTGATAACATAGCCGAAGGCGGTGTTGGATTCCCAACTGCCCCCACACCTACGAATGGATGGTACTGGTACAAAGTAGATGAAGATATGCCACCAATCACAGCTACCGATTGATCCAATACCAGTGTGTCGATCACAACCAATGTGGCTCGAAACACATTAAAAGTTGCTGCATCCGTCAGCGTCAAAGTATCATTCACCACTTTTGATGCCACCACAACAGCCGAATCCGTTATGGCAAGTGTATGAATGGCTGTCGGAGCCTTGTTTGCGTATGCCGCGTGCGCAAGGCTCAGTGCGTCCGTGGCATCCACCGCAATTGCATCCGCATGAACCACAATTCCAACTGCATGTTCTGCAAACGAAATAATGTGGCTTACTGCATACGGCGTGTTCCGAATCACCGCTACGGTTGCTGTATCCTGTAAGCCAACATAGTATGGTGTTTCCTCCCCAGTTTCCGGGTCTATTGTGTATTGCTCCTGCAAAACACTGATTGCCGCACCAACCTTAACACCCGACCCAGCCAATTGCGTCAGATGCAGGGTACTGGCCGCTGACACCTGTTTTACAAAGCCAACTGTCGCTACGTGCGAAAGACTCAATAAGTCATCGTGAACACTCAACCTCGTGTTGGTGACTATCGCTGTATGCGTCAAAGTCAAAGTTGATGATACCCGGCGGATGTTATCCGCAGTCGCCACCTGCGACAGTGTTAATGTATCAACGACACTTTTACTCTTAGTCACCGTTGCAGTATGTGTCAATGCCAGCGATGACACACCACTACGCGACCACGATACCACCTTGGCAGCAACATGCGTCAGCGTCAAATTATCTGTTCGGCGTCGTGTAAAAACCCAATTTGATTCTACAAGATGCGTTACCGTCAAGTCATCGTGCGCTTGCCGAATCAGTTCAACAACCGCTTCATCCGACAAAACAATCGTTGTGGATACAACACGACAATAATCACCAACCGCACTCTGCCCCAACGTTAAAGTCTGTTCAACCCCGCGCCCAATATCAATCTGACGAGTTGCTTGTTGCCCAATCGAAAGTGTATCGGAAGTTAAACGTGCATAAACAACTAGGACGCCCGCCTCATGGGTTGGCGTCCAAGTATCACTACTACGCCGAATCACTTCCAATGTTGCCAGATGCGTCAACGATAACGTGTGCTGAACCGGCTTAATGACGGCACCCGTCGCAGTGTCCCCAATCTCCAAAAGATTGATGCCGTTGACATACTTGGTGTATGCTACAATTGCTTCTTCACTCAAGTCTAAATTATGCACGGCCAGTCGGTCGTATACCACTGCAACAATTGCGGTCTGAGTCAAAACAATTGTATGCAAGACTGACGCAGACTTAATGCACTCGGCCAATGCCTCTTGTGAAAGACTGAGTGTATCTGTGACAATTTTGAGGCATGTAACCAGTGCCTCATGGTTCAAGGTTAATGTATGTTCGACAGATGCTTCAATAACAAACGCCCCAACCGCCCCATCCGACAGCGCCAAACTATGTCCGGCTGAAACATCACGCACCAGATTACGGGTTGCCTGATGCGAGACTACTAACGTATGCGTCGAAGTGACTTCATACTCTGTAGCCGTATAGGCACACGTCAGAACTTCGACCATCTGACGTGTAACGCGCAACCTTTGAGCGGAACACGTAAGCACTTCGACCATCTGACGGGTCACGCGAAGACTACTCGCCATGTGTCACGCCCCTTTAACCAATTTCCACGCCAAATTGCGCGGCATTGATGGATGTCATGGTCCAGGCTGAACCATTGGGGTCGGTCTCCATCTGCCGTGGAAATACCCCGTAAAGCAATTTTGAAACCGTTTGTCCGGCATCGGCATTAACAGAACCACCTGAAAGTTTTACCAGAGTCTTTAATGTGAAGGGTGTTACATCCAAGACTACAGCCTCAGTAAAAATCGTGATCCCAAGAATCTCGCCGATGTCCGCCAGATTATCATACCCATACAATTCCTGATGGCCGGTCACGTCATCCTGTACATAATCGGATGTATTATACGGGTTTTCATCCACGTAGGTATAGTGAGCCGATGCACCACTACCTGCCCACTCAGCCACGTCCCCGGCTTCATTTGGTAAGATTGCCAAAATTCGATGATCGCCTACAAAGTCATTATTGGTACTACCTGTACCGTCAAAAATGAAAAGATCATCAACACGAGGATTCAGGTAGGAACCTCCCCAAAACTTTACACGGTCATGGTATGCTTCGGTTCCACCGGGGCGCGTATCATAGTCATCATCTTGAAGAACAATAACACCATTGACCTTCAACACATAACTACCGTGTTCCCCAGTCACAACCTTGAACTCAATGAAGTACCATGTATCATACGTGAGACCCAAAGCACTCGTGACATCAACTTGTGAACCTCCTTTATAAACGGCAATGTCATCTGAAAGCCAATGAAGAGACATGCCCTCCGTTCCAGTGCCGTTGTATAGTGAACAAATACCGGCATTGGACGGCACAAAACGATCCGCCCTAAATCCGAAGTTGACAATTAACGTGGGGTCCGTTGTCAATGCGGGTGTCCGCATCCAATAACTACCGTCAACACTCTTCATCGCGTAACCGCCTGTCCGGCCCGTTTGAGTGCTGAAATAAGTCAAGGCGTATACGACGTATCGTTGAGCAAGCAGTGCGCTAATATCTGCACCGTCGCCAACGCCGTATGACTCAAACCCATCCATCCAGACCAGACTCATGTGAAATCTCCTTCGGAATAAAATCGGTCAGGTCGGGACCGAAGTCCCGACCCAACCGTGGCGAGGGAGTACCGGTTAGGCGTTGACCGTGTACGTAACCTTCAATTGGTCGCCATTCAACACGGAGACCGTGCCGCTGCTAAACTGAGCAGCCGCCCAAAGCGAACCGCCACCGGCGGCATCATTCTTCGTCGAGGGAGTCGAGCCGCCACCAACTACGCCCAGACCGTAAACACTGCCTGAACCATTGATGTTGAAGACCACCGGAGACGAATTGGTAATCGACTGACTCGCCGCCGCACCCTCAGTCCACTCTCCACGAACAGACTCAGTATAGGCGATGAACTCGTCCCAACCATTCGTTCCATTGATCTGGGCATAGGTATCGGCTGCGGCCAGTGTCGGACTACCGGCACCATCCACAAGCAGAATGTACCATGTCCCAATAGCAGTGACGCCATGAAACATCACGTTGAGCAATTTGTCCTTGCCCTCGTTCGTGATTGCGTTCCGAATGTCATACTTGCCAATCAACTTGCCACCCCGCCAGTGCTCCACTTGGAAGCGCCCGCGAGCATGAAGTTGGTCAGCGACCTTGGCGGCAGGACGAACCAACTCGCAACCCGCCTGTTGCTGCATTTTCAACGTGTCGATCATGTGTTTCTCCCTTAGAGAGTTGATGTGCCTCGCCGCAGTTCACGACGTATTTCTGTGGCGATGGACCTTGCCGTCTGGCGGCTTGATCCGCCGCCGGTAACTGAAACATTGATGTCACCGATGTTCGTGACACTTCCGCCGTCGCTGCGGAAAACAGGTTGTACCCCGGCGTTCATCGCAGTCAACTGCGCGGAGAAGCGCCGAGCCGACTCCGCGTTAATCACAACTTCTCCCGGCGAAAGCATCGCTGGGACAACATCCGTGCCCTGGGGTGGGCCACCAAAAGCCAAGAAATTCCATGCTTTACCTCCATGCGCAGCCGCCATTCCTGTCGATGGAAATTCAACTGATGCAGAAGCCCAAGCCAATTCCCACATCGCATTGGCTGCCGCTTGAATCTGTCCAGCCAACCCCGATATGTCCGGCATTGTACCTAAAGCGGCTTGTGCCTCCACAGCACCCGCACCTAACTTGCTGGCTTGCGGTTGTAACTGGTCAATGATTGCCTTCAATCGTGCGGCTTCTGCCTCAGCAGCTTTCATTTCTGCCGATATATCCCGCGTTCCTGTCGGCCCTTGAATTTTCTTCATCCGTTCAGCTTCATCTGCGATAGATTTCAACCATCCCATTTGGCCTTCAATAAACGCTTTATCAAAAGCTGTCAAAGACGGACTCTTCAATGCCTCCGTAGAAATCTTTTGTAGTTTGAGAAATTCGTCCATACCGAAGCCCTTAGCCCCGGTCTTTGACAACTTATCAAACACCACGTACAAGTCTGCAAGTGAACGTGTTGCCGCTTGAATATCACCGCCACCCAGAATCGTGCCAATTCCCCTCTTTGCCATTTGTGACATATAAAGAAGTCCCTGACGCATTACATCATTATAGACTTCCAAATTGGCACCCAAGGCTCCTGTTGCAGCTTTCTGAACAATGGTAGATTGAGTCAGGACATTCTGTTCACGTTGCAACGTACCGAGTAAATCTACTTGTTTCTGATATTCCTTCGTAACCATCTCTGCTTGTTGCGAAGGAGTCTTCCCGGCCAGCATCTCCTGCGTGATCTTACCCCCAACAAAAGGTTTCAAGGAAATCTCAACAGCACCAATGCCGGTCTGAATCTGTTTCCGCAAAGTGTCGATAGTCTCGGGGGCTGCAAAGAGTTTCTGAACCTCCACGTTCGAGATGCCACCCTCCACGGCACCCTGGACGCGCCGTTGAAGTTGGTCAAACTTCAACATCTCACCAACATCAATCTGTTTACCAGCACCCCACAGTTCCTTCAACTCAGACATCTTCTTCTTTAAGTCATCCGCCTTTTGTGCCTGTTTAGAGGCATCAATTGGGCCTTTCTTATCGAAGAGTGTCAAGTCTTCCAAGATTCCTTTCATCAAGACTTTCATTCGATCAATGCGTTGTTGTTCAGTCGCCGCAGCCCGCAACGCTTCGGACGCTTGTTCACGTTTATTCCCTGCGTAAGTCTTTTCAGCCCCAATCTGCTGTTGAAGCACAGCAAGAACCATCCGCTCGGCTTGTTCATGCAGATAGGTGTCTTTAGTCGAAGCCGCAATAGACTCCGCTTCTTGTGCGAAGGATTGCGCACGCTGAAACATGACTTGAGCCTCAGCCGCCTCCGCAGGCGACTTGGCTCCGGCCAATGCACCCGCAGCCGCCATCGCCAGACTCATGGCTCGCCGCTGGTACTGTTCAGATCGTTCAGCAAGATCGGATTCTTGACGCATCCTCTGCTTGAAACGTGTATCGTCATAACGACCTTGCAAATCGACTTGACGTTTCGCCGAATCTATGGCAGCTTGATTTGAAGCATTGGCAGCGGCTCGAAATTGTTGTGCAACTTTCTCTCGCACAGCAATCATTTGTTGCAAAGTCACCCGACTACTTGCAAGTAAATCTTCATCTGTTTTGCGGGCTTCATCAACCTGTTGATTATAGGCGCGCCGCACCAATGCCATGTATTCCTCAAGACGCCGCCCTGTTTCTGTGTAGACTTTTGCATCCGCCGTAATACGCGCTTCACCCGCCTTCTCTTCTTCCGCTAACCGCTCCTGTAAACTCTTTCTAAAATTCGCATTGGCGTCCACGAGTAGACTTGCCAACTTTTGGTCCACAAATGTTGCACCTGCTACAATGAAAGCAAGTGGTGCAACAGCATTATTCAATGCGGCTCCTAAAAGAGACGCATTGGCTGCCGCCAATCTTGCGTGCAAAGCAAGCGCCGCTAAACCTGTTCCAATTGCCACCAACGGTGGACCAAACGCCGTGGCCGCACTGACAATTGCTTTCAAGGCCGCCGCAAGACTTTCAGCCCCGCCAGCCGCCTTGAGCATCTGACTGATAAACTTAATCAATTCTGGGCCAACATCAGTTGCCAAAGCAATCTTGAGTTTGTTCAACTCTTTCGTGAATTGCTCAGCATCCGTCGAAGTGAACTGCTCAAATGCCTTATTCAAATCTTCGCGTGATGTCGTTGACAACGCCTTCAACGCATCTTCTGCTTGTTGTGCCCCGGTGCCGGTCAAACGCAATTCCGCGTTCAAGGCCCGGATGTTACGGAATAATGTAGCCGTTGCTGCCACATCCCCGTCCACACTGTCGCGCAATAACTCAAAGGCTCCCTGCAACCCTTTTGCACGAATCAATTGCTGACCGGTATCGTACCCCAATGCCTTCAATTCACGTTGCAAATCTGATGAAGGTTTCACCAACGCTGCCATTGCCGAACGCAATTGTGTAGCCGCCTCGGGAACCTTGGCTGCACCAATAGTCAATGAAACCATCGACGCATCAACTTCATCCAGACTCACACCCAATTGACTCGCCATCGGAATAATACGACCAAGTACCGGCGTCAAATCAGCACCACGCAACCGGCCTAATTCAATCGTCTTGAAGAATTTGGCAGCAACATCTTCGGCCTGACTGGTTGACATACCATAGGCATTAAGTGCCCCAGTCAATAGTAACACAGCATCATTCAACTCCATACAACCAACTTTCGCCAACTTGGCGGAAGCCGTCATAATGTCGGAACGTTGTTTGACGGTGGTGAACTGATTAGACAACGTTTGATACGTTGCCTCAGCCACTTGCGGAAGGGGGAAATTAAACTGGCGGGAGAAATCTGCGACCTCTTTACCCAGAGATGCAAAATTCTTGTCAATCTTTGGTGCGATTGTCTGAATTTCAGCAATACTGCGCTGAAACTTGAGCGATTCCGACACTGCTTCGTGAAGGGCATCCCGAATCTGTGACAAGACGCGAACAACCATTTGTGTCATTACGACACGACCGAGTGTTCCCCACGATGCCGTCATGGTATTGGTTGCGGCTGCCGCCTGTTGAGCGCTCTTGGCTGCGTTCTGACTGGCTGTTGTAGCGGCTGCACCCGTTGCCGTAGCCGCTGCACCGGCTGCCTTGGACGCCTGCGCGTATGCGTTGACAGAACTGGTTGCCGTACTATAATCCGGCGGCACCCATAATTTTGAGACAGGAGCAGCAGCGGCGGCAACCGGAGTCGCCGCCCCCATCGCCGAAGTATTGACTCGCGCCATTGCTGACGCCGCCCGACCAGCCTGTGTTGCCATGTCGCGCAGAATGTTGACAGTCTGCTCGGCCTTACTGTTCCAAGCAGACATCGCGGCCCCAGAACTCGACAATGCACTCGTAATACCTTGAAGCGCACCATCTAACTTCGCCAGCGCATCGAGCGCTTGGGACACATCAAAGCCAAGTTTATTGAGAATTTCGTCGGCCATAAAGGCTCCACTACACCTTGACTCGCACGGCCTGAATATGCGGTGCGACGGGTGGTAAATCCACTGTGGATGCAAAACTACGGAACGCCTGGAAACCTTTCATCTGAAAGTTGTATGGACCTTCCTTTAACACACGATAGAAGAGTGTTGGGTCAGGATCGACATTCGCATTATGATATTCGTTCCAAATCAGCCACGGTAATGATGTACTGTAACTGAAAACATACCGTCCTTTGCCGTCGTCCGCCTCCAATCCACCGTCCCCTTCACCAATGCCTGTGCCAACTCGACTTTGCGTTGCGGGTGCAATTGGAATGTTGTAATGAATCACTTGTGCCAGGTGCATAAATGTTGCACGCGATGCACCACTCCATACCGGAATCTCCATCAACACAGCCTCAAGCCACACACTAATTGCTTGAGATACAATATCCATCATGTGTCGATGAAGGGTCTTCCGATAAGAAGACAAATTCAAGCGAGGCGCGACGAACTTTGGCACAAACTTCATGGTCAGGAACCTTTCGGCACTGGGGCAACCCCAAAAGGCGTCCGTGCCCCAGCCAATTGAGCCTCCCACTCTGCCTCGTCATGGCTACAAATTTGGTTGTAAGCAATAACGAGTGCTTGCGTCTCAACACCACAGTCATCCCATGAGTCTTTGACGCCAGGTGGTTGTATGCCTAGCCGTTCACAGGCTCGCCAGACAGCGTACTCGCCGGTTCGTTCTGGGGGCCAGAGTATTCGGCGGGCATTGGTCCCTGACCAGCAAGAAAAACCTCGCGGGCCTTTGCCAACTTATCATCGTCAAGTGCATTTGCCTCCAAGACGAGAGCCAACACGCGATTGGATTCAACCTGTGTCAGCATCGCCGCACTCAAATCCTTTTCCCAATTCGACCAGGTACGGGGATCACCCTCCTTGACTGTATCCCATTCAATCTCGGATGGAGTCAGAGACTTGACGACCATGTAGCCAAGTCGCTTCTTTGCCCACTCACCGAGAATCTGTTGATAGGTAGGATCGTTTACATTAGCAACCCAACCGTCCTTGGTAAGTTTTCCTGGCGGTTTCGGCGTCGGGCACAGTGCCGTAAACTCGTCCATATTCGGCAGACCCTTGGCACGAAACACGAGGTTCTGTTCACCACGCGGTAGCACCAAGATGATTTCTGTACTCAGAGACTTAGGATCAACACCAGCGATCTTCATGTTCATTTCCCTCGCGGAGAAAGAAAGGTAAGGTTGACATCGTGCCAACCTTACCGTATTCAGCGTTCACAGGACTATTCCACGTCCCGCTCCACAATCGGTTCAGTCACGTTGCATTTGCCCGTAACCGAAATCGACGCTTCCTTGAAATTCACTTCCTTCGTGTCGGCGCGGAAGTCCGGGAATGTGGTTCGCTCATTCTCAGACGTGCCACACGGCGGCGTGTGAAGAACAATCAGGTCGATGGCATAGGGTTCACACTGATCGGTGGATGCGCTGACCCACTCAGCCGCACCGCCAATACCCTTCAACGCATCCATCGGACTGACTGGTTCACTCGTTCCTTGAGTGATGTGTTCGTAAACAGCCTCCATCTTCACGTCCATCGGCACTTGATTCCCTTCCCTGACGGTATCCAAGTCGCCTCGGTCCAACAGGTATTCGTGAGTCTTGTGCTCGGTGTAAGTGATATTGCCGTCACCCACTTTGATGTCCAACTGTTGTGGCAAGAAAGTCACGACGCCATCATCGACATACGTGCCTGCTCCAAGAGCGGGAGTGAAAGCAATGTTGGTTGTCGCCAAAGGCACGACACCAGCCTGCGTAGTCGCCACGGTTACAACCGTGGTTCCACCAGTAAGAGCCGAACCGTCGCCGACCAAGAGAGGTTGGGGTGTTGCACCCAAGACACCCTTGAACTCGACGACCCACGCTCCGGCTGTGCCAGTAACAGCCCAGTCGTCGGTCGTGTAACCATCTTCCATTGCCACGAGAGCCGTCTTAACGGCCGCCGCATCGGCATCGAAGGCAATGGCATCAGTCGTCTTACCACCCCATGTCAAATGGAAATGGCCGCCAGTCGCCGAGATGCCGACTGACTGCTTAGCGTTGACACCACCAGATGGGGCGGCAGTGCGCGCGGTGACGACGTGAATCGTGTCGGCTGTCTCGCCGTCCACGGTAAAACGAGCACCCAGGGGCACTTTATCAGTGTCCACGGTGTTCAAGACAACAGAGTCGATGTCCAAATCCGTATCGGTTGCCACAGGCGGGGAAGCCGTCAATGCTCCCACCCCCGCGAGACCGTCTTGGAAAATGACATCGCAATCGCGTAGTTCAATGCGAGCCATGTTCAGTTTCTCCTGTTATTCGTTGTTGGAAAGTTCCATCACGTAGCGAGCGTCAACCATTGACTGCTTCAACTTGTTGGTCGGATCAACTTGCCCAAAGTGCATGACGCGAATGGTGTCATTGCGTCCCTGCGCTGGCGACAAACAACCAACCAATTCATGCTCGTCGTCACCAGGTTCATTTCCATACTTGAAGATTGCGATGGAGCCATCCATTGCTTCGTGAAACACGCCAACCTTCTTGATGATGTCGTACTGATTCTTGCCCTCGTCGTTACGACTTTGGAACAAGACGTTCACAATTACTTCAACACGGAAATAATTGCGACTCAGTTCCTTCGTAAAAGGCCCTGTAATGCGCACTTCACACCGATCCGTGGCGTGTGTAAATGCAGTCGTGCGCTCATGCAGACCCTCCACCAAAACTGGAAGAGTCTGACTGTCCGCGATACCTTTCAAGTAGGTGGCTACGGATGCGAAAACCCAGCGTGCCCAATTAGGATTGGCAGACATTATATCCTCCTTGCAACCGAGTTAAGAGCAAGATCATCGTCAGCATTGATCTCCATAACGGAGCCTTCAATACCAAGTGGTTCACCGGGCATTTCTTTCCCGGTAACGACGTATGCCGTATCAAACTCGTACTCCTCAAAATTCTCAATGGCATACTTCCTGCTGTTGTAACCAATCCAATCACACTCTTGTAACGCGAGATTGGGAGCATCGCGGCGTTCGATGATGAACAACCGTTTTCCAACCTCAAAATATCCACCCGTCACCGTCATCTTATTGGCAGAAATCACCGAAATGCTCTGCTTCAATTCTCGACTGATCGTAACAGGCAGAACGACCGCTCGATGAATCCGGGTTGCCGTCTTCGTTCGAGTCACTTCACCGGTTTTCGTATCCGTAGTCACCGTGCCATTCTGGTATACGGTAATCGCACCCCCGTACTGCCGCTTCAAGGCGTACAATACGTGACGAATCTGTTGATTCAAGCTGTAGTTAGCGGGATACGTCATTACTTTTCCAGAGCCTTCTCCAATCGTTCCATCATCATCGTGTTTTGAGCAATCACGTCTGCGCATCGTTCGACAAGCGGCATCAACACGTTTCGCTGCTCGTCTTCCAATTTCTCGATGCGCTTAGTCATACGGCACTCACGGACCCAGTTTTGCCAAAGAAAGAAGGCAACAACCAGAACCAGAGGGCCATATTGCTTGAGCAATGAAATGGCGTCGATAAACACGTCCATTGGTGTCTCCATTCACCGCAGTTGATGGTAAAGCCGCCCGGTCGGTAGGTCCGGCCGGGCGGCCGGAAACTCGCTCAGACAGGATTAGCCGAGCACCGGAACGCAGAGGGCAGCGTTCAGAACCGCCACACCCGCGAGGATGTCGCAGTTGACCACGGTGCCACCGGCGTTGATGTCGTACTGCATGAGCACGCGCATCCCGATGCCGTTGTGAGGAACCACGGCGGCCATGACACCCATGCGGCTGTCGGGCAGAGCCAACGGCCGGGTGATGAGCGCCAGGGCGTCCCGATGGAACGCCAGGTTCAACGCACCGTATGGGCCGGGGTATGCGGCGTCCGTGTTGACCACCGCAATCTCCAATGGCCGATCCAGGTACACCGTGCAAGTCGTACCAGCGTCCTCAGACTCGATGACCGTATAGGTATGCCGCCCATTGAGGGTTACCCCAAAGGAGAGCAACTGGCCAACTTGCGGAGCCTTGGCCGTGGTGTAGGTATCAAGGACGATACCCTTGCTCCAACCCTTGGCGTAATCAGCCACTACACCAATCTTCTTGTAGCGCGTGACTACCGCACTGGTCAGCACGGTATTCTTGAGGGGTTCGTTGAGAACAACCGCGCCGGAAGTCTTATCGAGCATCCAGGTGGGTTGATCGTTGCCAGCGATATTCAGATACTCGCCAGCGAACCCAGTGACCACGATATTGAAAGCCCCGGCGTAACCGGCATCCTGACCAGCAACGAGTGTCAGGGGGCCTGCGTCAACATCCGCACCCGTCAGGACGTTGTTCACGTTCTGATCCATGTAGGTGTCGAAACCGAGGATACGGCCGAGGATGGCGTTTTCCAACGCTGATCCACCATCACCACGCTGATCGGCCCTGATGAACAGTTCCGTCTTGAGCATGGCAGTCTCGCTACCCGGAGCCAGGACGAGCCGACGCCCATCCACGGGAGCCTTGTTGACGTTCAACCGCTCACGAGCATCCAGGCAGTAGTCCCTGGCCGTCGCAGCCGCCAAGCCACCCAACCGACCCACACGACCAGCGGCAGGAGTGCCGAGGTAAGCGTGAACGCGACCGAGCAAGGCGCGGTCGATGCCACGGCTGATGGACAGCATGGCGGGTCGGAGGTAAATGTCGGTCAATTCTTGGAAGGACTTGCTGCCTTCCCCGTCACGGATCACGAAACTCTGATAGAACCACTGGTCCAAAGTCACCGGCACATTGGTCGCGGTGGCGTCTTGCTGGACGAGGGTGGTCCCATCGGTCTTCCGGCGAATCTTGAACTCACCCGGACGACGGGTGTTCACGACATCGCCGAACTTGGCGATTTCGTTCTCAAAGTCACGATGGACGAGGTTAGCCATGACCATGTTCTCTTCGAGAATGGCCAAGCCTTCCTGTGCCCAACAATCTGTTACCAACTCTTTCGAGTCGGGCGGATCATTTCTGTCCGCCTCCTTGCATCGCTGCAAGGTTCAGACTATATCTTCACCCGATCTTTGATAAATCTTACACAACACTCCAACCGTTGAAGATGTTCTGTTGATTCATCCCGTAAAAGATGATTGCACGTTAAACATATCACGCCGCGAACAACTCCATCAACATGGTGGATATGTTTATGTTGTTGATTCTTGAATCCTGAACCACAACATTCACACTGACCAATCGCGTACAGTCGCACAACTTCATCTCGCGTCATTGAATACCGAGACATTGCTTTATGCAACCGTTGACAAACTTTACAGTAATGATACGGACAATCCTTAACACTGCAAAACTCTGTCACCAATTTCCACGTCGAACAATCCGTACACCACGCTCGTCCATCCTTGATTGTGCGCTTCCAACCTCTTGTCGGAATGTCATAGTGGAAACCTTCGCTAATCTTCGTTGCAACTCTCTTTCGTTTCGGGGCAGGGCGTTCAGTCGTTGAGGGTTCCCTTTCGGGTCTTCCCTGCTGATTGACCGCAGCACTCAGATTTTCACGCATCGCGTACTGGTGCATACTCGGTGTTTCCAGCATATAGCCCTGTTGTTTCATTGATTGTCACCAACCAAAGGAGCCTTGGGTTAATCAAGCTCAGGAATGTAGGCATCCAGGACGTTCTCGTAGCAAGCCACGAAAGCCCGGTTTTGGTACAGACGATTCATGTGAATCTCCTTGTTTTGTTTGACTCAGTTCACCACTCCCCTGGGGACTAGCGGCGCTTGGGAGCGAGTCCGAGCAATTCAGGGTTCTTGCTTCGGATTTCACGATACTGTTGCGGAGTCAATTTCCGCACGTCGATCTTGCCGCCTTGACCCGGTATGAGGCCACCGGTAGCCGAACTCGAACCGATCCCCGAAACCACCCCGGACTTGAAGAGGTTGGCCCACTCGGGCAACTCCTTCATACGCTTCACGGCTTCCTCGGGTGAGCGGGTCATAATCACTTGCTCGTTCGTGGTGGCATCCACGTCCGGCATGTCAACCACGGGCTTATACTTGCCCGTGCCTTTACCCGTCTTCTCCTCCATGACCTCAATGAGACGGGTCCACGGCCGCAATTGTGTAATCATCTGCGCCGTATTGAAAGCCTCATGCTTCACAGCCGCATCCTGCAATGAACGGTCGATAGTGGAATCTCGATACAAAGACTCCCACACACGGGCCTTCTCGTCAGCCTCAGTCATCTTGGCTGCGTGCGCCTCTTCCATCTGACGCTTTTCCAACTGAGCCTGTTGTTCCTTGGTACGCAACTGACCGGCGATGGCGTCCAGATTCTCCTTCAAGGTCGCTCGCTCCTGATCGGTCAAACTCTTGCTCTTCGTCAATTCCGTCAGTTGCAACTCCATCTTTTGCAACTGCACCTGATGCTTGCGCTTATCCTCGGCAAGAATACGATTCAGGTCATCCTGGGTAAAGGTCGTGCCGCCAGTAACGGCACCAGCAGTGGCAGCAACAGCAGCGGCAGCAGCAACGGCAGCGGCAGCGGCAGCGGCGGCAGCATCTTCACCCTCAAAACAAGACTCCCACGGACGAGACTGATACATAGCATTTCTCCAAACCCTCGAATGATTCTAGCAGGTATCCCGCCGATTCGAGTCTCGGTGGCCCTGACCCAGCGAAAGCTGGTAACGAACACTCAGTCACGATAAGTAAGCCCAACCCGTAGGAAAGGAACCAGACTTTTCGTAACGTCGAAACCTCTTATGCAATGACGAGTAGGATAGTCCATTTTGACTCGCCGCTATTTTCATGGAGGGATACGCCACATTATCAACAAGCACACAACGACTCATTAACTGCCTTGCCGCATCACGTTGTCGTTGATAACCTGGATGCCCTCGATGAATCTCTGATAATCGTTGCCGCACGCCAATTGTTCGTTTACGCCCTTTGTTAATTGCAGCCATCCGCTCCCCGAAACCTGCAACTCGTTTCTTTCCACGATTTGACGCCGCCCGTCGAGCCACAATCTCTACCGATGGTTTTACACCTTTTGGTGCGCCGCCTCCACCAGAATTGCGATTGTATCCAAATGGTGCCTCAGTCTTTAACTCGGCAATCGCCTGTTGTTCCATCCATTTCACACACTCTCCGTCGCAACTCTGATAGATCACAGTAAAGCGGAAATTTTCAATACCATATTTGGCAATCGCCGCTTTTACAAGATATGAACCATGTCCATTTCGATGCTTACACCATCGCAATGCTGGATTAGTCGTGATGCCAACGTACATCTTCCAATTGACAAGGTTCGTGACAATGTAAAGACAGTGCATTACGACAACCGACTCATCTTGAGCGCGTCACTGTCTCTTAAAAATGGTCTGAGAAGTCGCCAAGCCGATGACGAGGGGCAAAGATTTATCACATGCTCAATTGGCAGTTGTGACCGCTCGTAGCTGGTCTTCACCGCCCCGTACCCCATCGCACTGACCGCCAGATTCTCCAACTCCAACTCAGGGTCTTTACCGTCAAGCAGCGCGTACGCAATCTCATACGCTGCAATGCGGATGGCTTCCGGGACTACTGCGTCAGCGCCCCTTGGAAACTCCAATGGTTGAGCCGCTTCGGCGGTCTGAATCTCCGTCTGCGTTGCAGACGGATTTGCCTGCAAGAGTGTGTAAACGGTTGCTTTGTATCCCTTGTAATTCAAGGCGTCAATGACGCATCGGGCCGCGAACAACGCCTTGGTGTGATTGGCAGCAGACGCATCCGTCCAAGCCGTCTCATGGAGACGGTGGGCGAAGTAATCATCCGCTTCAAGCAGCGTACCGTAGAAGGTCGAGTCGATCATGCCTTCACCAACCAATCCAATTCAGTTCGTTTGCGTTCCGTGTACCACCCTTTGTCCCACAGGTCAAAAAGCATCTTGAAGTATTCGTCGTACATCCAACGAACCCGATCCAGACTGTAATTCGCAATGGCTCGTTGTCGAATGTACTCTGGGTTCAGTTCTTGTACGTGTTGGGCCGCCCACATGAATTGTTCCAACGTCCGGCAACGGTATCCTGTCTTACCGTGTTCAACTAATTCAGGATAACTTCCCCAGTCAGTCGAGATAACTGGCGTACCAGTCATCTGTGCTTCCAGCACCGTCATGTTAAAAGGCTCGACATACAAGGTTGGAGCAAAAGTTGCAATTGCACCTTGATATAAACGAAGCCGTTCTGCTCCCGTCACAAACCCAACGTGTTCAGCATCGTATCGTTCACCCAACCCGGCCAATTTCAGTCCGAGTCCAAGGCGCTTGCAGGTTTCAACTGCGATGTCAACACCTTTCCGATGTGTCAAACGTCCAATGTAAAGGTAATAATCCCCCTTCTCTCCCATCGGGTATGCGGCCGGGTCCAGATAATGTGGAATCGACACGTCATAGAATTTACCGTCAGGATCAAAACTACCTTCGGCACCCCAAACCTTGTGCATGTGTGCGTATGACGCGAATACGCGATACTTGGCAAAAGTGCCATTGTAACCTATGGCGTATTCGACAACCATCACGTCAGCAATCGAAGCCAATACTTGATTCAATCGACCATTGATGACGCAAACAAAGTCGCCTCGTTGTTTTCGTTTATTGATCTCAGTTGCCACAGCCTTGTTAAATACTGGCCAGTAAGCAAACTTCCCGGTCCAATCCATCGGCACCGCTTGTCCAAGCACAACATCCTCGTCACAGACTTCATCACATCCCATACCATAGTGAATGACTTGATGCCCCAAGGACTTCATCATCCGAATGAAGTTGCCCGTCAATGCTGTAAACTGACATTCACTTTGTCCTGATGTCCGCGTACTCGGCAACCCGACGACATGAAACATAGGCGTCCTTTAGGCGGCCGGAGTATACATACTCCGGCCGCCTCTCTGATTGTTTACGTATGTGCGACCCAAGTTGCCACACCACTGGTGACATTCAACATCCAATCCCCATCACCCAAACCCGAAGAATCAGGAACATTTGCTGGACCACTCGGACCACTGGGGCCAGTCGGGCCATCAGGACCGCTCGGACCACTGGGACCAGTCGGACCATCGGGACCACTCGGACCTGTTGGCCCGCCACTTGGACCTTCCGGGCCACTTGGTCCGCTGGGTCCGTCTGGGCCACTTGGACCACTCACAAACGAATCCGCACCACTCGGGCCACTCGGGCCACTCGGGCCACTCGGGCCATCCGGGCCGCTAGGACCGCTGGGTCCATCGGGACCGCTCGGGCCATCCGGGCCACTCGGGCCATCCGGGCCGCTCGGGCCATCCGGGCCACTCGGGCCATCCGGGCCGCTCGGGCCATCCGGGCCGCTAGGACCGCTGGGTCCATCGGGACCGCTCGGGCCATCCGGGCCACTCGGGCCATCCGGGCCGCTAGGACCATCGGGACCGCTGGGTCCATCCGGGCCGCTGGGTCCATCCGGGCCGCTGGGTCCATCAGGACCGCTAGGACCGCTCGGGCCATCAGGACCGCTAGGACCATCGGGACCGCTCGGGCCATCAGGACCGCTCGGGCCATCAGGACCGCTGGGTCCATCCGGGCCGTCCGGGCCGCTAGGACCGCTAGGGCCACTCGGACCATCGGGACCGCTAGGACCATCGGGACCGCTCGGGCCATCAGGACCGCTGGGTCCATCCGGGCCGTCCGGGCCGCTAGGACCGCTAGGGCCTCTCGGACCATCGGGACCGCTAGGACCATCGGGACCGCTCGGGCCATCAGGACCGCTGGGTCCATCCGGGCCGTCCGGGCCGCTAGGACCGCTAGGGCCACTCGGACCATCGGGACC